CGTAAGTGTTACTGTTCCGTCAGTGTTGTCTGGATTTACGTTCCAGGTATTACCGCTGATTGAATCCCACAGGTATGCTCTCCAAAAGTTGTGCTCATTACTTAATTTGTAATCGAAAGTAACGGATTTGGCTTTAATATCTCTCGGATTTTCGCAGTGATATATGCTCGGCTTAGGCATGGAGATTGAAGCTCCAATACTACCGCTAGCGTAGTAGATATTACCACAATTTAAAGCTACTCCTAGCGTGTGGTATACCGACTGACCTTTTCCGTAAGGCAGGTCCAAAGTTCCGCTAGCGAATACCGGTGAATCGCCTGAGCTGCCTGTATAGTAATGAATATTAAACGTGTGTACTTTCGTATGAAATGTGAATGTGGCTCCATTATAGTCGATACCGCCGTAGGCCCTGAATGAAAGATACGCAGAATAATGCCATCGTATTTGACAGTTTGGGTAGTCTTCCACTATTTCCGTTGAATAATCCACTACCAGGTTTACATATTGATTATTCGTTTTAATGACTTCACTTGGCATCTAACCACCTAACTTTCAATCTGTAATACAAGCCACCCGTCCTTCGCTTCTGTAGGTGGATTCACTTCAGGATCATCCGCTACGACTACATAGCCTACTGAATTCTTGTGCTCTTCTAGGCTCTGCGAAACTTCAGTAATATTTGTTGTGTTCTGTTCAATCGCATTTGTGTTGGCATTGATTTTATTTAGAAGATTTCCTGCCGTATCTCCTGTAAGAGTACCTTGTATTGATTTCATTAGTTCACTAAACTGCCTTTGAAACTGGTCTGTTGGAAGCTTGATTAATCCATCTACGGCTAATCCACAGTAGTCCTCGTTTAAACGTTGGTCTGAGATGTCTGCATCCGTAATAGATGCGGTATTACTCTTTACTAGGATAGTAGCTAGAATGATTTCATATTGATTCACATTTCGTACCGGTGTTGGCATTGTGGCTGATCCCTTCACGTATTTCAAAATGCAAGTATTTAGCGACTTATCATATCTAACTGAGATATAGTCGTATCTATCAAATGCGCTTGCCGTGTCAATCGTAAATTTCACCTCTTCGTCATTGGCATATGTAATTCCTCCAATTCCGTTAGTTGAGGCTAATAGAAAAGCAACCCCTTCACTTACATTCACAACCATTCCCGCTTCTGATGTAACTTCTAAATCGTTGCCCGTAGCATTGATAATTCCTGCTGTTCTTGCCGAGTGAAACAATCTTACTTGCTCAGCTAAATATTCCGTATTATTCAACGGATATGCATATTGCGTCATTCCTCTACCTCCCCGCTATATATTTCTGTTTCAAGTGTAATTTGTACGTCTTTGTTTGCCTCTTCTACAAAGTTTATTCCTGTAATCCTCTCGTTTTCTTGTATTCCATATTCAATAGACTGAATGGGAACTATGTCTCCTAAATCATAATCGGAGCCGAGTACGGCTATCTGATTATCTGGTATTAATTCAAAACCAAATTTATAGGCACTCTTGTTAGCTTCGTCTAGTTTAGAATTCCCACGTTCTTGAAGCATTGAATTGTATTCTTCGTCCGTATAGGTGTGTTTGTTTCCATTAGAATCCTCGTACTCGGATTGAATATCTCTCGCATCTACATAAAGCTCTCGAATTTCTTCTCCTTCTTTATGTCTGTCAACGATAACGTATCTTCTTTGCTCTCCTGAGTCCTCTCCTAGAACATAGGCATAATTCTTGTACTGCGAATAGTCTCTTTCATAGCTGATGTTCGTAAGGTTTCCTAGAGCATCACTGAACTTTGCTCTCGGTCGATATCTACCTTCATAAATTTCAAGCGTGTTTAGCTCCTCAAGTGGATTCATAAGAACCCTGAACCCTAATCCCCCTTGTTTACAGTACTCTAAAAAAGAGGTTTCTAGAGTTTCATACGTGGTATCTGAACCGCCCTTGATATTTACATCTATTCCTTTTAACTCCGGCACGTTAATATCAAGTCCCCTTTGGTTATCATGCACCAATTGAAATAAATCACCCTCAATATTCTTGATCGTGTGGGTTGTCGTATTGATCCGCTTACCAAGGTTATTCATAAATCCGTGTATTTCGATTTCGTCTGTGTTGTATAAAACATTCTCGATAAATAGAATTTCTCTACGTTCCTTGCAGACTATCCTACATTCAGCATTCAAATATTTAAGATTATCTTCCGTTTTTCTAGCGTGTATCTCTGCAGTACCTGTATCGTTATACCTCGGCTTCCATTGTATAGATGTACAATTCTGCAGTTCTCCTTGTCGCTTTCCTTCTTTGTCATAAATCAAGTAATTCATACTAAATACCTGCCATAACTTCATCAAAAGTCAGTACAACTTCTAGACTTTTTTCGTTTGTTTCTGAGCTATAGCGAATAACATTATCGCCTTTATTCAACTTGAAAAAAGTACTTTCATAGCTCATATCAGGGAAGGCATTCACTACTGAGTCTTCCTTGATTAAATGACAGTATTTTTCGTTGTCATGGGTGTTAATTTCTAGCGTTTCGCCACTCTGCAGAGTTAGATTAGGAAATTCGATAGCTTCCTGGGTATCAACTTTTACAATTTTCGGAGCTTTCACTTCTGCAGTTGCAGTCATACGTACTATAAATCCTGTTTCCAACGACCCTTTGTTTTTGATTGTTTGTAAAGGCTGATAAGCTCTTTCTGATATTTTCCATTTCTGTGTAGATGAGTAAGCCTGCTTAAATCTAAATCTTGATTTCAGATAATTGAAATACGTTACATTTGATATGTGGCTTCTCGGATATGGAAATGGTGCCCTTACAACAAACTGAAAGTTCTGCCATACAGGATTGATACTGATAACCGGAGTTTGCTTTGGGATTACTACCCAGTACACATCTATTTCGGCTAAATCATCTATATATCGCAAAGTAGCAGTTACTCCCGGAAGAATAACTGCTAGTAATGTTTTACGAATACTCGGCTTATAACGGTAACGTCCTTCTATCGTAAGGTCCTTAGCTTGCACAGATTTACCTGTGATAGAAGAACCCACTTGATTATTTACCGTAGACTCTGACAAATTTATTTCGTTTGAGGTAAGTCCGTCTATACTTGTAATACGAATACCAGAGTTCGCAGAGAACTCTACGGAATCTCCATAAGCGTTGGTATATATAACTTTTATTGCCATGCTAACCTCCTTACGCTGTTTCTAGTCTGTTGACCGATTTCGCTAGGGCTCAAAGCCTTAGCTGAATTAATTGTCTGATTTACATTATAGACTGTTGTGTTTCCCGGACTTCCTTTAAAGCCTCCAGAATCGCTTTCTAGGGCCAATCTTGAAGTTAGGCTGTCCATGTTAGCGGCATCTATTAGTTCAGTCGACATACGTCCCATAAAGGCCTTAGCCTTTGGCATAGCTTTTTCTACACCTAAAGTAATTCCGGCTGGAATCCATTTACCGATACGATCTGCAAATAGTCTTGAAGGTGATCCAATTCCTAGTGCTGACTTTACGCCATCTATAAGACCTCTAGCCATATTTCCAAGCCAACCAGTCAAGGCTCCCCAGGCTCCGCTGATTCCACTTCTTATTCCGTTTACGATATCGGCACCAATCGAAATCATTTGTCCTGGTATTTGTCTTACTGTGTTTACAATCCCATTAAAGAATTGCCTTCCCGCTTGAATCGCTTGATTTGCAAAGCTTCCGACAAAGCTTGCCGCACTTGAAATCGTATTTGATAGAAAGGACCACACGGTTCCTGGTAGCTGCTGGATAAAGGTCACCACATTAGTGATGAATTCTTGTCCTGCCTGAACGGCTTTCTGGATCATTTGACTTACCCACTCGGCTGTCTTGTTGATTGTCTCAAGAAGCCATGTCCAAACCATGCCAGGTAGCTGGGTGAACCACTCGACGACTCCAGATATAAACTGCGGGATGTCCTGCGTTACGAATTGCACTAGGCTTGCGCCCCATTCGATTAACTTTCCTAATATAAATCCTACAGCGTATCCGATCCAGTATGGTATCGTTGATCCGAAGAACGTTTGAATGTTCGTCACTAGTGTGTTTATGCCTTCAGGAATCGTTACCGTAAAAAACTGAACTACTTGATCGGCTAAGTTCTGTGCTGCGTCTACAAAACTTTGAAAAGCCTCTGGAATTGTTACCGTGAAGAAGTTTACGATTCCATCTATAACCTGGCCAGTAGTTTCCTTTATACCATCCCATAGATTGATCCAGAACTCTCTGAATCCGTCGCTTGTATTCCAAAGGTATACGAAAGCCGCTACTAGTGCTCCGATAGCTACGACCACTAATGTGATAGGCCCACCGATTACTCCAAGGGCTGCGCTTAGTCCTGAAAGGCCTCCGCCGGCTAGTGTAAATGACTCGGCCATACTTGCAAATACGCCCGTCCCTGATGATGCGGCATAGGCTAGTCCGTCGAGCAATCCAGACCCCTTCGATACTAGACTACCGAATGTCTTGACCTTCTTTCCGGCATCCCCGATTGTTTTTGCAATGTCGCTAACAGCCTTAATTCCTTTCCAGGCTGCAAAAGCTCCGGCTACAGCGGCAATCAAAGGTATAAGTCCTTGAATCGTATCTGCTACAGTTTGTACCTTGTCTATAATATCCGGGAGCTTTTCGATAAAGGCTGCGACGAACTCCCCTACTTTTTCTACAAGGATTGGCAGAATATCTCTGATTCTTTCCAGAGCGCTTTTTACAAAATCTAGAGAATCGTTGGAATCTAGCTTTTGTGCGATTGTATCTCGTACGCTGTTCCAGGCTTCCTGAATTTTTTCTGTTGCTGCTTTTATAGCTTCCGCGGTTGGTGCAAAAAATTCTTTTAGTGCATTCAGCGCTTTCGGAACCTCTTCAGCAATCCGGTTTAATCCGTCTCTGATTACAGAACCGAAGTTTGCAATCATTTCTTGAATCGTGGGTAAGCTGTTATCAGCTAAAAAATCATTGAAGGCCGTGATGATATTTGCAATGCCGATTGCGATACGTGCCGACATATTTGTGAAGCTTGTCGCAAAGCTTCCGGCCATCTCTTTGGCTTTTCCTGCTACTGCCGGGAAGGATTCTGTTCCGTTTTCTAGCGCATCCATCAGTACGTCGTTGAATTCCTGCGCACTAATCTGGCCTTTGGAGAATGCGTCTGATACTTCCGCCATACTCTTTCCCGTTTTTTCTGCGAAAATCTTTAAAACAGGAATTCCGGCGTCAGTCAAACGTTGCCACTGATCTGCAGAAATCTTTCCAGAGGCATTCATCTTTGCGATTGCGTCTACTGTATTGGCCAAGGTTTCATTGGTCCCGTCTCCATAGAAAGAAACGGCGTCCATCATATCCTTTACCATTCGAGTAGACTTATCTAAGCCCAGTCCTGATGTAGCCAGTTTTTGTGTTGAAGTGGCGGCTGTGTCTAGTCCATACGCGGTATCCGTTACAGCGTCACTTAAATTGTTTACAACCTTCGCAGCTTTTTCACTGCTTCCTGCTAAAACTCCTATAACTTGTTTAGCTTTTTGCATGGCATCTAATCGGGCGGTTGCTTTTCCGATTGATCCAGATATTAAGTCCCAACCTTTGCTGGCGGCTTTGAATACCGTTGCGCCTACGAAGGTTGACTTCACCTTGTCTGCGAAGCTTTCCGCGCTTTTATGAGCTCCGCTAAGGCCGCTTTTGTATTCGCTGTCGTCAAGTCCTAGTTTGACTTTAATTGTTCCATCAGCTCCTGATGCCATTTTTCAACCTCCTAGGTTTCTAATCTGGCCAGAAGTTCTGCTTCTATTTCTTGCGGTGTTCTTTCCTTTTCGGGCCCTTCTTCCTCTGGTAGACGGTAGTATCTCTCTAGACGTTGTGCATGAGCTTTCTCTTCCCCTTTTAGGTTTGAAATGTCTCTGGTTCTGTAACCAATAACTCGTATAATCATGGTATCGTCGTTTAGTGCATTAAAAAGTGCTTTAAATTCGAACCAGTGAAGTTTGGCATCTAAAAGGTTAATATTGTATTGCTGTCTAAAGGCTGCATATATAAGGTCCATATCGTATTCGAATCGATAGCCTTGTCGTCCGTTTGTCTTGGCATAAGATTCTCTAGGCTTTTTGTCGCAAAAATAAAAGCCCATTATTGCTTTCCATAGGTCTTTCTGATCACCTTGAAAAGTGAACGGATTGATTCCTATTCGATCGCAAATAATGGGCAGCTTCAGTTCTTCTGGTATTGCGTTATCTTGTATAACGCTGTCAACTCGGACCCAGGTTCTAAAGTCTGCATAGATAGCTAGACTCGTTCCGTTAACGTCTATGCTTTCCGGAAGGTCTTCTCTCTCTAGCCACAGCATTTCTTCCTCCATATCGTTTGTCTGCGTATTCTAATGTCCTGTTAAATTTGTCCATAGATTCGCAAAGCTTGTCGATTTTGTCCAGATTCTTCTTTTCTTCTTCCGCAGCTTTTGCCTGCTGATCCTTTAAAAATTCATCCTGGAAGATGCTGTGTAATGTGAAGCAAAGTTCAAACTGTGCCGAGCTTCCTTCGTATCCTTTAAATAGTGTCTCAAAGGCTCCATCTCCTAGAATCTTATCAATTAAAACAGGACAGTCCTCTAGTGATTCTTTTCCGAATTTGCTTAGAGAATTCTGCTCTGTAGCCCAGCTTTCTAAGGCTTCAATTTTAGAAGTGTCCTTTACATCGACTCTGAATCTGTGTCCGTCGATTTCGATATCTTTAAATAATTGCTTTTGTAACTTTAGTTCCATGATGTCCTCCTTGTATAGTTAAGTGCTTTACTCTGTGGCGCTGTCTGCGGTAAATGTTTTCGTCTTAATGTTAAACGTTCCCTTTACCTGATCGCCTTGTTGTGCGAATGTTCCAGAGCACATTAGTTTGCCTCCGGCCTCTCCGCTTCCTGGGTTATCTGGTTGCACTTCGTAGATTCTTTGATAAGCTACAAAGTCCCCAGATTTGGCTGTTTTCTCGTTCCATGTTTCCACTTCGATTTCTTCAAAAGTAGAACCGACTCTTTGTTCTTTACCTTGCAAGTATACCCAGTAGTTAAATGCATCCCCTGGATATGCTCGGCCCTCGTAGGATACAGTAGGCGCATAGCCTGTAACCTGGCTTTGGCTTCCCGCTTCTCCGATATATTGCACCCCATCATCTGTTGTAGCGTTCAAGGCTTGCTCCCAGTTTGTCAATCCCTTGTTAGCTAGAACGTAGCTCTCCGAGCCTGTGAATTTGACGTAATGTAGGTTGTCTTCGACCTTGAGTTCTCTGTTAGGTAGTTCTGCTGCTGCCATTATTCAAACCTTCCTTTCTTTTCGTAGGTTAATGTCATAGAGCAATAGAAAGTTGAAAGCGCGGCCTCTTCTCCCGTGTAGTCTGAAGGTAGCGTTGTGAGTGCGACCTCTTGCGGTGTTGCTTCGTCTAGCACGAGACTTGGGAAACCTTGCGCCTCTTCTTCCGCGAGTGCCTGTGCTAGTGCATACAGTATTCTGGATAAGTCCAGGCGTGCTTTCGTGTCCTTTCTGCTTGCTTGAATATAAATTTCAAAAGGGTATGTAGCTCTATAGCCACCACCCAGATAGTGTTCTATTTCTTCCGTATATCCGCTACTTTTGAAAAGTAAAGCAGTGTGCTTGGAGTCGTTGAAATACTCCAGGCACCACGGTATGTTGTTGATATTGATTGAAGAAAAGAAAGTATATAATCCATCTTCAATCTGTTTAACGTCTTCCAGCTTTATGATCTTCTTTTCACTCATCTGAATTCCTCCTTAAAAAACTTTTTCACGCCTTCCATCCAGGCAGTCTTTCGTGCTTTCGAAGTTTTAGGCCACCACTCAGAACCTCCTTGTCTATAGCTCAAACTTCGAGTTGTATAGACTTTTGTTTCTCCGTGTTTAGCCCATGGACTGTGGCTATGGGTTCCGATCATCACTCTTCCTGTATGTTGGAAGTGTGCGTATGGTGTATCCCATATGATCCAGTCGTTATCCTGTGCCGCCCATCTTAAAGCTGATGTTCTCAGCGTTCCTTTTCCGATAGGCACGTTTTTGTTCGTGTCTTGAACTATAAGCTGCTTTAGTTTCAATCTAGATCGGCGGAGCGCTTTGGTTCCTCTGGCCTGTAGCTGTGCCACCGGGATATCGACTATAACTTTTAGATGATACTCACTCACATGTTACCTCTATGAATTCTGGTGTGTTTCTCAGGGGATTTAGGATATTCACATTTGTGATCTCGTAAATGTCGCCGTGTGTTTCGATACGGTCCCCGGTTCTAATTGTGAATTGAGTATCTGGCTTCTTAAATTCTGAAGGGGAAACTAGAACCTTGTCCGCCTTATAATCGTTCACGTCTATCGTTATGAGGATCGTATCTGAATTACTGGCGCCCGTCTGTCCATAAGTCCGGGCTTTTGTTTTGGAAACCTTTACGTGTTGGACCGTTGCTGTTGACGTAGTTTCTTCCAGGTTTTCTTCTCCTAGAATGTTCATGACTTTTATTGTGTGCGGCCTAAGCCATCTCGGGCTTTTTACCATACCGCCTGGCAGGCTAGTCCTGCTTTGAGTAATTGGTAGTCAAGTTCTGATATTACTAGGCTGGATAAGGGTATGTCATGGAACCTTATCGTTTTTGCATTATCTACGGAATACGAGAAACCGCTTGTGGTTGCGCCTTTGAAGTTCATATCGCTAGAACCCACGAAGCAATCCATGCCGCCATGTGCTTCTATGAAGTCAATCTGGTACAGGACTACTTTTTTTAGGTCCATGTCGTAGTCTTCCAAAGCCTGAACTTTCCAGTATGGAATCTTCTCTCGAATGTATGCTTCTAGAAGGCTTTCGGTTCTTGGTTCAATTTGTGAGTACTCCACCTCATCCAGTAGCGTTCCACCTAAGGCTGTGTATTCCTCAAAGCTTAGGATCATGTTTTATCTCCTAACTACCTTCTCGCGCTGCTGCGACAGGAGCTACTTGTACATTACGGAATACACCGGCTTTAGTTGTATCTTTTGAAACGATAGAAGCAATCATTTCTACTTCACCTTTTTTAACAGCCCCTGGTTCGCTTAAGTTTGGCATGTATTGGTGGATAATTTTTTGTCCTTGTGGACTTACTGCGTGTACGGCATCCAATCCGAATTTTGCAGCGTAAATGCTTGTTGTTCCTGTTGAGTCGTCGATAGGTACACACATTACAGATTTAGTTCCGTTGTAGTATTCTCCCATGTCAACGATTGCGATTCCGTCGTAGTTGTCTACGCCTTGGCCGAAGCTGTTCTCTGATCTTGTGTAGTATCCTTGCATTTTAGCGATTGTTTTTAAAACAGTTGCTGTCTTGCGGTTTACTAATAAAGCGTCTGGTTTTACAGAGAAAGTTGATAGCCAAGAATCCAATGCAAAAGTGAAGGCGTCTGCGTTTTCTTTGATCTTTGCGGCTGTTGATAAATCGAAGGCTGCGTCTGCGTTTTTCTCTTCCGTATTTGTTCCCTTTACTAATGTATCCAAACCGTCAAAGCTTGTGTTATCTGTTGCAGCAGTTCCTTTGGCTGTTGACTTTCCGTTAATGAAGTCATAGTGAAATTTGTTCTTTACTGCAATGATTTTCTGAGCTAATTGGAATGCAATTTCTGAGCTTGCTGCCGTATCTTCTAATACACGGTCTACTTCGTAGGCTCCACCGAAGATTTTTAAGTTTGTAGTTTTCTGAGTCTTTACTGCTTCTCCTGCTGTGTATTCGCTATTCAATTTACGACCTTCAGCCACTGATGGTGTTTTTAATTGCAAATAGCCATAAGTTAATGTCGAGCCACCTGTTCCTGGTGATACTGCGTTATCGAAAGTTAAACGATCCAAAATAAAAGAGTCCCTACGGAACTCATCAATGACCTGCTGGTCTACGTGATCGGCTAAACCGACTTTTGATTGCTCTAATGTAATTGGCATCTTTTAGTTCCTCCTATTTTTTGTAATGTTCTGAAATAGCTGCAGCTAGAGTTGTTGGTGCCTCTGGTTTTGGACTTTCTTCGTGATTTCCACCAAGCACGACGTCGTTTCCTGGTTTTGGCTCGTTTGACTCTGCTGCCTTAAATAAGAAGCTGTCCTCTTTCTTGATAGCTTCGATTTGTTCGTCAAGTCCTATTAATTTCCCATCCTTATCAAACTTGATCTTGTCTTTATCTAGTAACCCCATCAAGGCCTTTTCGGATAAGGTTCCAGATTTCGCGATAGCTAAACGAATTGCGCTGTCACGTTTTGTTTCTTCCAAGTCATGATCGTACTTTGTTTTCCAGTCGTTGACGTCTTTCTGTAGTTGTTTTACGTCTACTCCGTCAAAATTCTTGACGCTTTGTGTTAGCTCTTGAATGCGCGTTTCTTTGGCTTGCATGTCGCTGTCATATTTTGCTCTAGAAACGTAGTCTCCTGAGGCGAGGTTCGCTAATTTTACAGTTTTATTTCCTTCTAGCTTAGCTGCAACCTGCGCGTACAATTCCTCACCTAAGATTTCTTTTAAAAACTCCATTTTGTCCTCCTGCGTTTTTTATATCTGGTTCACTCCAGTATCGAGTCCGGCCTTTTATATCCCTTGCCGAGGGGTAGCCAAGCCTTTTAAACGCCATGCTTAGGGCATAATAAAAACCGCGCCATTTCTAGCACGGTTCTTGTCCTTGTTTAGTTGTGTTCTATAGTACTTCCGCAATTCCTTTTGCTAGTCTTGCGGCTTTCTGCATCAAGCTGTTTTCTTCTAGGTATTCTAGTCCCTTTAGTGTTATTCGGATACCCTCTAGCCCTTCAATGCTTGGTGTTTGATCTCCTATGTATTGGATCACCTGGAATCCCTCAATGTATCCATTTTTCAGTAGCATGCCTAGAATTGCTTTTCTTTTCGGTTCTGTGATGTCTAGGTTATCCGCTGAAAGTCTTCGAATGTCTACAACCTCATAGTCCATTGATTTTTGCAGAATTGATAGAATTTTGTATATCGTTCTGAAGTCTTCCGACATGTTCTGCCTCCTATCTACTAAAAAACCGCGCTATTTCTAGTGCGGCTCCATACAGTAAGTATTCGCCCGGTGATGCGTACCCGGGTTCCCTTTTGGCCACTTCGGCGTGTGAGTTGCATCATTTACCCACTTCGAATACTTTCTGTATACACAGTATTGCATCTTTTTTACTTTTTGTAAAGCAACTTTAGCTTTCCGTTTTTCGCTTTGTTTTCGATTCTTCTTGATCTTATAGTATATGCAGTAATCACGGAGTTGTATTTCCCCTCGTTTTCTTGCCCTTGCGATAGCTTGATTACCATTTGTACGCTTTTTCCTGAATCTGATTCTATCTGTTTAACCGCCCACACTGTATCTTCTCGGGCTTCTTCAAGATATGTTGCGTCCGGGTCTTCCAGTATATCTTTTGCGTGTTTTACAACAAGATCGTATATATCTGGATGCCTTTCTTTTATGTGCATTGCTCTTTCATCAGTGAATATCGTTTTAGTTGTGTTTAAGTTTTCAGGGTCCCCGTATTTTTTAGGATCAATCTCACCAAGGCTGCTATAACTTGGTGATGAAGAAACACGTTTCTTTGGCCTTCTTACAGGCTTGTAAGGTCTGCCTTTTGTTCCGCCTATCTTCTCGGCTGAATAGTCTCTCTTTAATTGGCCCTTAGAAGCGTCCACAAGCTCCTTCAGTCTCATCTTGTTGTATTTATACCAGTAATCCTCTTTCGTCGTGTCTAGGCCTGCTGCGGCTTTCACACGGCGCTCTCTGTCCCACTTTCTCATGTTTCTTTCGTAGGACCTTTGCTTTTGCTCCATCTGGTATATTCTGTCATTTTCTTTAGGATTTACAGGCTTGTTGTAATCCTCGCTTATTCCTGGAAAGTATGCAGTAAACGAATGCCTACAGTTCCATCCGCCAAGTCCTGCGCCTGTTCCGTATCCTGTGGCCTCATAAAAGTTCTCGTAATTTCCTTCCGGATAGTTTACCCAGAACACTTTCCCTTGCCAGGCTGCGTGGCTTGGTCTGGCTCCTATGTGGGCACTTGTCTGTACTAGATTTATATCTAGCTCATCAATGACCGATTTCTCGCAAGCCAGGGCGTTCTGGTTTACTGCGGTTCGTACTGCCAATCGAACGGCCGCCTCGATTGATCGTTGAGCACCGCTTGGGTAGGATACCTTTGTTAGGCCTTCTCTGCATAGCTTATCTATTGTGTTTGCGGTTGCTTGATCTAGTGAGTAAGCTCCGCTTGATACCTGAAGATAAGCCATGTCGTAGTATCTCATAAAAGTGTCGCTAGCCAGTTGAGCTGTGGTCCTTGTAAGGTTCTGGATATCTCCCCACAGTGCTGATGTTCCTTTTTTGATCTGATCTGAAAATTCTAAGCCGCTTGTGTCGTATCCTCCAGCCTCTAGTCTGTCGAAGGTATCGCGGATACTTTTATAAGCGCTCTGTTGCATGATCCGATCGACTTCTTCTTCGGAAGTGTGAAGTATTTCAGCTAGTCTTTTGTTAATCCAGTCCTGCTGCAACCCGAGTTGTTTTAGCTTGTTGTTTAAATACTCCGCTGTGCTTGTCATAGCGTCCTGATTCATCTTGATCCGCTCCGCTATGTCCACCAGTATTTCTGTAGCCAGTTCCTGATACAGCTTTTCTAGGTCGTCACCTACGTTCTGCAGGTAGTTCGGTTCTAGCATTAGGCTTCACCCTCTGGCCCCTCTTCGATTTGTGTTCCCTCTTGCTGGAAGAACATACTTTGAATTCTGTCCGCCGGGTTCTCTGTTTCTCCGGTCATCTCGCGTGCGGTCTGTTCGTCCTCTCCGTAGTATCGGACGCGATATTCCCATTTCTGTAGGATGCCGGCCGAGATTTCCTGAAGCATTCTTAGGCGCTCCGCTTCCTCATCTGAAAACATGGTGTCGTCAAATTGAATTGTGATGCGAACGTCTGGATCAAGCCCGGATATGTGGCACTTCTCTTTGCCTAGAATGATAATCGATCTCGTTAGCTCTGTAAGGGCGTCCTGGATTGCGATACGTTGCTTCCAGACGCTTTCTGTCAGCTCTTTATTGCTTGCACGAACCTGCGTTGCTGTGGTCATGTTCTGGATGCTGAACTGGTATCGGTTTTGCCCGAGTCCGCATTTGCTTGATAAAAGATTTAGATTGAATTGAACGTTTTCTTTGTTCTCGTCAACTCGAAGGCTGGGATTGTATTCCTCAAAAAGTCGAGGCTTGTCTGGGCTTACTTGTGTTCCCGTACTTACGTATAGAGATTTCTCCAAAGTTGCACCGACGTCTGGTTCTTGCCTTACTGGTACTCGTTCACCTTTATCGTTTAGCGCGTAGGCTGTTGGCTTCATGCTAAATAATGCCTGATCCATGAAAACCTTTTTCTTTCCTAGCAAAGTATCCATGAATAAGTTGTCGTATGCCAAGTCGCAGCTTTCCAGCATGTCGATTGCGTTTGCGTAGATTGACATCCCTAATGGTACGTCTGCTATGTTGTTTTCAATATTGGGCTTTAGGATCACAAAAGGCTTACAAGGTAGCTTGTAACTGATTGCTTCGCCGTGTGGTGCTGATACTCTTTCATAGCCTACAGCGTCTCCTGCCACATTGTTGATCTTGAAGTAGTGGTTGTAGATTTGATAGCCTTCTTGCTCTTGCTTGAAGACCTGGATGTACATAAAGCTTTCCCCGTTTTGCGTATACTCACTAGCTAATGCGATTTCTGAGATATCTTCCTCGTCGTAGGTCAACGGCACTATTTTCTGTGCATCCTTGATAGCTTTGATTTGTACGCTCTGGGCACTTAGCTGTCCTTTGTTTACTGTTGGCTTTACAAGCTGCAGATAGAAGCACACGGTCCCTTGTGCGAATTCTCTCTCGACCGCTTTGTTTCCTAGCTTCCAGAACTTGCTGTTTCCTAAAACTCCGCCGTTCTGGTCTTCTTTGTCTCCAGTCAAGAATTCTTGTGTGACGTCAGTTCCATGTTCGTTGCACTCTACCAGGATTCTGGTTTTATCATTCAAAAGTAAATCGGCCCAGTCTTCGCAGATTTTCTTAGCCATTCGCATCTGTTTTCTTTTGACTTCTCTTGAGTTTCCTTCGTTATTCTTGATCTTGTATTTATGAAAATCTCGAACGTAGCCTTTCCACCAATCGTTCCAGAATTGGATCTTGTTGTAGTAGTCTTGGACTTCCTGGCTCACAGGATATCCTAAGTCCTTTAGTATTGTGAATAAAATTCTCATTTAAGTTCTCCTTCCTGTGATCAGGTCCATATACTGCGACCAACTATAAAAGTGCGCGTCGAGTGTATCGACGTCGGTTGTAAAATCATCCAAAATCTTGTCTTCTTTTGACTTTGTATCATATAAAGCTGTACTCAAACTTTCGACTACCATTGGCACGCCTTGAAAGAGCATTTTATGTCTATTCAGCATCATGTTATATGTAAGAATTCTTGTTTTTCCATCCGTCTTTCTGCAATCTATCACGTTGGTTGGGAATCCGGCCCTCTGTACGGCTACTCGTATACTATTCAAAATAACTTGTTCTGCGTTATCCACAAAAAGGCTTGATACTACAAATCCCTGAATCCATAAAGCTCTGAGTATGTCGACGGTCTCTGTGCAAAGTCTTTCTGCGTCTATAGTTCCTTTAGCGTGTACCACTTTACGCTCCGCAAAGGTTACTATTTCAGAAAAGTCTACTGTGATTCCCGTTACAACGAAACTACTATGTGAACGTGTTCCGCCTATGTCCAGGCCTATATTGATCATGTTAAAAAGTGGGAGTTCTCCTTTAACTTCCCACTCGTCTGGATTGTCTGCAAACTGTGGAAAGAGTAGCCCTTCCGCGTTGCACCATTCTCCTAGTATGTATCTGTTGTATAGGACTGTCCCTCGATATTCGAGTTTCAGGTTTTCCACGAACTCCTGCGGCAAAAACGGGTTGTCTTCAATCGTATATTTCTGCCGGAAGATGTCAGCTCCTGATTCTAGAAACTTTAAAAACCAGTGATTCTTATTGTCCGGGTTGCAGGTTCCATCAAAGCAGCTATACGGTTTATCTAGACGGGATTTTAGCATGTCAAATACTTTCTTATTCCAGGTTACGACTTCGTCTCCGTAGCAATACGCTACTGAGGCCCCTTGTATCTTTGTGACTTGGCTTTCTTTGTCTGCGCCTATCGCGTAGCAGTTACGGCCGAAAAGCTTTACCGTGTTGTCTGGTCTTACTCTTCCAACTAGTTCTGGGCCATACAATTCTCGCATGGGTTCTAGAACGTTTCTTTCGAGCGTTGACTTTGTATTTCCAATCAAAAACACGTGGCCTGGAAGGCCCTCTATAGCTCGAATCCGTTTCGGGATGATGTAGTAGTCCAGCCATGTCTTTCCGCTACGTGTAGCCCCTTCTTTTATGTTCCAGCGGCTCGGTTTATGATTCCAGAACTCTTTCTGTTTCTCAGTTAGTTCCACTATCGTCTCCGGCTACTGTGTCCATAGCTTTCAATAAAAGATCCAGTTTCGTAATCTCTTTAGAAGGGTCGCCTTGTCTCTTGATCTGTTCAGCCTGTGCGTTCATCAGCTTCGTTCTGGCTCTGTCTAGGCTTGTGACTGGTTGCTGTCCTGTAAGGTCTCGAATGAATTCTGCAGCCCTTACGTCTCCGCGTGTGGCTTTGTTGAACATGGTTGCGGCTAGAAGCATTTGATTGCTGAGCTCGTCATCTTCTAGTCCCATGTCGATCAGCTTCTCTTTGTTTCTTTCGCTTGGCTCCAATTCTAGGATTGCGGCCAGGCATTGTTTTAGCTTCTTTTTCTTTTTCTGGACTTTCTGGCTTGCGGCTCCGCCCTTGCGTCCCATCTCTGCAGCATTCTCTTTCGTGAATGGCTTCAGGTTTTGCATTGGGTCTTTGCGCTGTCTTGCCGCTTCGGACTTTGTGCGTCCGGCTAATCCCTTAGCAGGCATCTGATATCAGCTCCGCCTGTTCTCCGGTGTAATCTTCCCAGCGCTTGATAATTACATCGGCATAGTGTGGATCATACTCCATCATGAAGCACCTCCGTCCTAGCTGTTCGCAGGCCATAAGCGTGGAGCCTGAACCTCCGAATAGGTCCAGCACGTTTTCTCCAGCTCTGCTGCTGTTCTTGATCTGCCTTGCAATCAGTGGGATTGGTTTCATAGTTGGATGCAGATCGGATTTCGTGGGCTTCTTCTCGTCCAGAATCGTTGTGTCCTTGCACCCCCCCAGGATTGATTTTAGAAGGCCTTTAAGCTCGTCCTTCTTCATGCTGTCAATGTCCAGGTTCTCTGTATCTTCGAGTACGGTTACAAGGTTTCTAGTATTGACGAAGTAATGGGCTGCGCCATCTTTCCATCCGTAAAGGCATGGCTCGTGTTTCCACTGGTAGTCCTGGCGACCCAGTGCGAAGGTGTTCTTGTTCCAGATCAGCGTTTGTCGGATGTTTAGACCTGCGCGTTCTGCTGCTTCCAGGAAGTTCTTACTCTGTGTAGATGCGTACCAAATGTAGAAGGCACCTCCAGGCTTGAGCTGTTCTGTCATGTTCTCGAAGGCTACTTTTAAAAACTCGATAAAGCCCTCGTCGTCTTCCCATGAATCGTTATCAATGACCAGTCCGTCGGTTCTTCGGTGTAGCTGCTTAGCCTCTGAAGGCCTCATGTGTTGCCCTAGGGCTACGTTATACGGTGGATCAGTTACGACCATGTCTATGGTAGCGTCGCTGCAAAGCTTTTCTACATCCTGGCGTTTGGTACTGTCTCCGACCATCAATCTGTGCCTTCCTAGCATCCAGCATTGTCCTCTTTTGGTTGTTGGTTCTTCCGGAATCTCTGGCTCGAAGTTGTCGTCCTCTGCGATTTGTTCGTCGAATGTTTCTGTCTCAAATCCGAAAGGCTCCATATCGAAATCCATGTTGTCTAGCTCTTCCAGTTCAAACTGTAAAGCGTCAAGGTCCCATCGTGCTGCTTCCGCGACTTTGTTGTCTGCCAGTCGGTAGGCTTTCACCTGTGCTGGTGTTAGATCGTCGGCCTGGATGCACGGCACTGTCTCAAGGCCTAGCTTTTGTGCTGCCTTCCATCTCGTGTGTCCTGCAATGATGATCAGGTCTTTATCCACAACAATTGGTTGCTTGAATCCGAACTCGTCTATAGATGCCGCGACTAATTCGACGGCATCTTCGTTGAGTCGTGGGTTGTTCTCGTAAGGCTTCAGGTCGCATGTTCTTATGTCTCTAATGTTCATGTGTGTTCACCTCTGTTGTATTAAAAAAGAAGCTGCTAAGGCTTCTTTGTTGTCTATGATTACCCGGAGCGCTGAAATACTAAAATTAATGTCCATAATTTGTCGTAGCTGCGGTTAACGTTGATTAGAAAGCACTCGTTTTTTTAGAAAGGAGGACGCTCCGGGTAAAAGAAAAGAGGGCCTTTTTCTATCGGTCCTCTTTTACAAGTACTAATATACCACCCGAAAGCGGTTTACAGTGTAAACTTTTCAGTCTTTTGTCAGATTTTTTACCTCTGCCATTAGATGCTTATACATTCCTTGTCTTGTGTATCCATATTTCTCCGCAACGTCAACGGCCTTGATTCTATGAATATACAGATCCCATAGAATGTTCTGGTCTTGCAAGTCTAGAAGTTCTGTCCATCTTAGGTCCGTCAGTCTTTTCTGGAAGTGATGCAGTTCTTGTTCTTTGGCTGATATCTCTTCAAATAGCCCGAGCGGGCTGTGGTACTGATGCTGGTATGTCGGCATAGGCCACTTGCTTTTTTTCTGTTCTGCAGTCAGTTCGATTCCTCCAGACTTTGCAAGACCTGTTGTCTGGTGGTTTAGTACTTCCAATTCCTGATTCAATTCAATCAAACGGTGGCAGCAGTAGCGCACCGTTTTTAGTTCTGGAATTAATTCATCATAAGTCATGTTTTACCTCCTTAAAGCTTCGATTAAGGCTTTCTGTGTTATGTTCTTGTGTTCTAGTGCATCCAGCATGTCCTCGTCTACTGTGCCTCTAGCTACGATCTGATAAATTGTCACGTTTTGTTTCTGCCCTTGTCTGTAGATTCTGGCATTTGCCTGCTGATACAGTTCAAGGTTCCAGTTTGGAAGTGTGTACCAGATTGCGATATGTCCACCACATTGAAGGTTCAGTCCGTGTCCTGCGCTTGCTGGATGCAAAAGCAGCACGTCTATTTTTCCGTCGTTCCAGTCCTTGACATCTTTTTCACTGTTTAGACTTCTTACTTCGATCTTTTGCTTTTTCAGATGTTCCTTGATTCGTTTTAGTTCGTGTTTGAAGTAATAGAACACCATCACCGGGTTCTGGTTTGCTGATTCGATCAAGTCGTCTAGTGCCTCAAGTTTAGCCGCGTGAAGGGTAGCTACTTCTTCGAGCTTATTTCCTAGCTGATCGCGTTTATAGATTTCTCCTGATGTCATCTGTAGAAGCTGACCGCATAGCACTCCGGCGTTGGCTGCTAGCAATGATTCGTTGTTATCAAGTTCCAGAACCTTCTCACGTTTGAAAGCGTGGTATTCTGTCATTGCTTTTTGAGGTAGCTCGATTGATTTTTTCAAGTACTGAACCGGTGGAAGTTTGGCGCAGTCTGCCTGATCCAGACTCATGCATACGTCACCTATTTTCTTGTATATTTTTTCCTCTGCGTCTGGTCTTGGCTTCCAATCGTATACAATCATCCCGTTTCTTCTTCCTGGAATTAGATATCTTTCTCGAAACTGAGTTAATGTTCTACCTAATCTTTCTCCCTGATCGATCAAGTATATCTGGCTCCAAAGATCCGGGATTCCTTTCGGCGCTGGTGTTCCGGTTAGGCCTATAAATCTGTCAGCTAGCGGCATAACTTTTCTTAGGGCTCTGAACCTCTGGCTTTTTGGATTCTTGAAAGTTGATAATTCATCAATCACTACCATGTCAAAGTCAAAGTATTTGTTGTCTACTAGCCAGGTAACGTTCTCTTTGCCTATGAGATAAATGTCTGCCTTTTGTCGCAGGGCCTTCTCACGTTGCTTTGGAGTGCCTGCTATGATTGAATAGCTCAAGTCCTTAGTGTGACTCCATTTTTCTATTTCTTCCGGCCACGTGCTTTTTATTACGCGCACAGGGCCAATGATCAGAACTTTTTCTGTGTCGATTAGTTTTAGAAGGCTGATGATCGTTAGCGTGGTTACAGTCTTTCCGGCTCCCATAGGGAGAAGAAGGCCGCACTTCTTATGATCCAGTCCGAAGTTGATAGCCTTCTTTTGATAGTCATGAGGTTTAAATTCTGTCAAAGTGTCGCTCCTCCGGTATGATTCCAGACCGCATCAGATTTATTAATTCGTCCACCTGGGCTTTTGTGCTGATGCAGTATACTTTCATACCTGTTGCCCGTATTTGGGCTACTGTGGCTTTTTGTAGGGCTCTAGGCTTACCGCCTGGCCTTTTTACTTCTACGAAGAAAGCCTTTGAATTATATGTGATCAATCTATCGGGCACGCCTGCGTTTCCTGGGCTTACAAACTTCCAGGCTTTACCGCCTAGTGCTGATACCTTTTTGATCAGATAATTTTCTACTTGATTTTCTATCATTTCTGGAAGAACTTCTTTTGAAGTTCGCGATACCGCTCGGCGCAGTCTGGACACAAATCTTTCTTGTCGTTTGTGGTGATCCACCCGTCTGGAAGTCCTTCCCAGGTTTCGATTGTCTTTCCGTTTTCAATCTTGCTCTTTTCGATTCCGACTGATGTCTCTTTTCCGCATCGGTCGCACTTGATATACATCCTAGTTTCTTTCATGTACTATTCCTCCTCTAGCCTTTTGGCTTGTCTTGCTTGTTTCGAAGCTATAACGCTTTGAATTTCAGCGTGATTGATATTGTAATATTCCTTTAGCTGATCCATGCAAATTATTACATCCGCCATTTCTTCGATTAGGTTATGTCTTAGTCCTTTGAATTCTAAAGGCTTTGTTCTTTCTTCCGGATTACGTACCAGTTTAGAAATTGCCTTTTGCAGTTCTGCTAGTTCTTCCATAGCGACCAGGCTCTGCCTTTCGATTCCATAACGGTCCATTGTTTCGTTGTTGATTCTTGCGTCTATTTCATGCATCAAGAAATGAAATCTTTTGCTTTCATTTACTGTCATTTTTGTGTCTACCTTTCTTGCTTCACTATAGTTTTCCAGAAATTCATCATAAGTCATTTCTGTGTCTCCTTTTCTGTTGATTTTTAGGGGTGACAACCTGGTGTCAAAAGCAACGCTTCAGAAACTTTATATATATATACTATATTTTCTCGCGCGCATATGCATACATATGTACTGTATTACACTATATATTATTATATTTATTAAGTTAGTTAATTTATAGTTGTCTCGTTGTCAGATATATAGGATGTCCCTATTTTATGCGGTGATACTCCGGCAACAGTGCATAAATTTTAGCGTTGTTTGCTCGTTGCCGTCGTTTCCACTTTGCTTTTTTGAGTGCGTTGTCAGACGTTGCCACTTTATTGACTGTATAAATAAGCATCTTGCGGAGGTACATAAGCTTTCTGGCGTCCGTAAATACCTCCAAATCTTAACGGGTTTTTAGTACGAACCCATCCTATGCTTTCCATGATTGCCTTGAGTTCTACCTGATCCGTTTTTGTGAATTTGTTCTTGGCCCCATTCAAAACTTCGCACCAAATTTCCAAAAGGCAGACTCTTGTTCGTTCCTCTGTTCCCTCGTTTTTCGGATCCTCTAGCCATTGGGTTCTGGCGTATAAATCCATATCTTTCCAGCCCTCAGGCAACCTTCTATCTAGATAGTCGCGGACCATGTCTTCTCGGACGCTGGTAAACGTGTGCTCTTTTTGCATCTGTTCAGCTCCGGTCAAAGCTTCGCCCTGAAGGAATAACTTTTCTCCGTCCTTGAATCTCTGCTTGGCTTCGGCCCAGATCTGATCTCGTTCTTTTGGTAGATCATCAAACACAATCTTTTTTGCCTTCGATATATCCGTGTTGATCGGCCAGAATCTTCGGTTTCCTGTGTAGTCTCTTAGGAACTCGTCATCGTTTGTCGTTCCAAAAAACACGCACTGCCTTGGATTATCCGTAACTCGTCTTGCATAGGCTTTTCTGTATCGGTCGTCCCTCTTGCTTATGAACTGTTTCATGGACTCGATATCTGCCTTTCTAGCTGCAGATAATTCGGACCATTCAATCACCCATGATCCATGCAAGGCTTCGTATCCTTCTTTGCCTGCAATTGTGGTTATGCTGTCACTGAACCAATCTCCGCCCATGATGCTTAGCATGTGGCTCTTTCCGATTCCCTGATGTCCTACAAGAACCGGCATATAATCCATTTTGCATCCTGGTGTGTAGATTCTGGCCACGGCTGCGGTAAAGGCTTTTCTTGCGACCGCTCTGCTGTACTCTGAGTCCTCACTTCCTAGATAGTCTATAAATAGAGTGTCTAGTCTTGGTATGCCGTCCCATTCTAGCGTGTCTAGATAGTCTCGTACTGGGTGAAAGCTGTTTCTCTCCTGGACATAGGCTATAGCGTCATCCACTTTTCCTTTTGCTACAATGTTGTATTTTTTTTCTAGATAGTATCTGAAGCTTGCGTCGTCCGTATCCGTCCAGGTTGGATCACTTGGGTTGTAGGTCCACCATGGAAGGTTTCCTTTTTTGACAGGTTTCTGTGCGAATAGGTCATTGCCTCCAACTCCATTTTTAAGCTTTGGATCGTTTAAAAGTATCCGGACTATATTGTCTGTTGTGGGTTTGAAGTTTCCCTTCTTGTCCATGTCCATGGCATTCAGCCAGTCCTCGTTTACTTCTTCTTTACTGTCTTCTACCCCTTGCGAACCCCTCGCGGTGTCATCCTTGAAGTCGTCCCAGTCCTCGTGAATCTGTTCTTTCTTGTCGTCTATAAGCTGCTTCCGCGTGCCCTCGTCTGACGACATCAAGTCTTGCATCTTCTCCGTGCTCTTTTCGTCATCTGGCCACTTGTGTATCCTTACAAGGTCATAGGCGTTACATAGCTGCTGCCCTGTCGGGTCCGTATTGTGGTTGCTGTAGGCATACTTGTCGTCGTAAATCACCAAGCCTCCGGCTGTGGATCCGTTCGTATAGGTCCAGCGGTTCGGGTCCTCTGTCGGCGTGTATTCCTCCGGTATGAACTTCTCAATCGCTTCTTGGATCGTGTAGGCTCTACAGAAGGCGCCAATCCATCCAGACTTAGACAGTGGGTCCTCTTGGTGTCTTATGTCGCTGTGATGCAGTTCTGTCTCTCTGTTAGAGCGAGGCCAGTAGCTGATGTCATGCCAGTCTCTGTACTGCGCCAGGATCTCATCCGGATTCAGGTACGCGTTTCTGTCTCCTAGTTGTTCACAGATGTATTCTCCGTCCTTACTGGTGCTAGGCCAGAACATCATTCGTGCTGGCTGATACGTTGTGTCGTCGAAGTATTCCATTCCGATTGTACTTGCAATTCTTCGAGCGATTGCCTCGTATTCTTCCGGTGACACCCCTCTTTGTAACGGAATGATCCATCTATATTTTGGCTTTTCCGGTGTGTGCTTATGCGTTGAGTAGATCACGCTGCAAAAGTCGCACGTTATTCGGATCAAGTCTAAAAAGTCTTTGTCTGCGAAGTCAGCATCCAATGTGATCATGCTACGTGATAGAACGCTTTGATTGTTTCGTCTGCCGTCTTTTAGTTCTCCGGCTACGAATCCACCGACGTCCTTGATATTGGACTGCTGGTCCTTCGTCATGTTCTTGTACTCTTCCACCGTTTCTCTCGTTCGGGTCGTTTCTTTTAGTTTTTTTGTGAATTCCTCCCAGGACATTTCCTGGTTGAAATATTGCTTTTGTTTTCTGTTCTTGCAGGTTGCTATTGCATACATCCTTCAGCCTCCTGTCTATTCTTCCGCTATAGGATAGCCTCTAAAAGTGGGATTCGTTACCAGATAAATGTCTAGATGTTCTCTTTTGATTCCTAGAAGCTTTGCTAATTCACTAGCCGTTAGAACCTTCAGAGTCTTAAGATAATCTGGACTTAGAATATAAAAGATTCTCTGCTTTCTTTTGTAGTTACTCATTTCATATTTCTCCGATAAACCGCTTTTTGAAGCTCGTGTTTGATACTTTGCTGTGTTCCTTGCTGGAGTGTTCCGTTGGCCTTGATTTCTTCTAGGAGCTTTATAGTGTGCGTAGCGTGCTTTCCGGCGCCCACTGCATTGCTTTCCATATCTCTGCAGATTACTGCCAGAGCGTTCGCGATATTGTCCAGGCGGTTGCAGATACGGTCTGCGGCCTGGTTGATTGCTTTTTCTAGCATGTCTGCATTGTCAAAGCTGGCCATGTCTTCCTTCCGTCTTTCTTCGGGCGGTTTGTTCAGGTAGGTCAGGCGCTGCTGTATAGCGCTCTGTGATCTTCCTTTTAGAACTTCTCTATAGTTCTTATAAATTGCAGCACTTGATAAACCTATAGCGTTTAGTTGTTTTAGAAGATTGTCCTCCTGCTGTGTCCATTTCATACTCATGTTCTATCCTCCTAGCCTTGGCGCTTGTGCTATATCTAAGCCGAACACGTCTTTCAAAATATTTAGAATGATCAGCGCTGTGGTGATATAGATCAAGGCTATAATTAAATTTTGTTTTTTCATGTTTTAGTCCTTTTTATAGTATTCAGATATAAATCCATCTCCTACTAGAACCAAGTCTGGCGCCCAGTCTATTGGTTTGGCCATTACGTCTAGTAGTTGCTTGAATTTTGTTTCTTTTTCTTCTGTCGGTACTTCGCAGATCACTTCATCATGAACGTGCATGACTGTCTTAGCTCCGATCTCGTCACAGCCCTTTAGCGTTTCGCATAGGCAGTCTCGAGCGATAGCCTGAACCACGTTCTCCGTAAGCTTTCCGCCCCAGGTTTTTGTCCACTCCCACTTTCGTGTTGTCTGGTTCAATCCTAAAAAAGATACCTGGCCATCCTTGATTCGTGGTGTAACGTAACCTAAAATGCGCCCGTTTGGTAGTTGAATATAGACGTTTCCATTACTTTTGAAAACCCTCATATTTCGGTCCAGAGTTGTGACTTTACTATCTGTAATCGCATCCTCGAAAGCTCTGCCTAGTAAGTACCAGAAGTCCTTGATACGTGGCGAGGCTAGTCTCCATTTCGTCACAATCTCTTGCTGCTGTTCTGGGCTTAGCCCCATTTTACTAGCACCGAAGGCTTCCAGTGCTGCCGTTCCTCCTCCGTAGCCCAGTGCCAACTCGGCAATTTTTCCTTTCTGCCTTAAATGTCCGTTTACGCCATGTTTCTCAACAGGCACCCCGAACATCTGACTGGCTGATGCACAGTAGATGTCTCCGCCTTTTTTGAATACTTCCTGGCGCCATGTTGTTCTCGTTAGCCAGGCAATCACTCGAGCCTCTATGGCTGAGTAGTCGGCTACTATGAAGGACTTTCCCTCTGGTGGTGTGATTACGGTTCTTAGAATCGTAGCGAATACATCGTTCATGCTTGGATAGATGAGTTCTAAAAGTTCGAAGGCTCCTCCCTTCACGAGTGCTCTTGCTTCATCTACTTCATCAAAGCTAGGCCTTGGGAAGTTCTGCGGTTGGATCAAGCGTCCGGCCCATCTTCCGGTTCTGCCTCCGAAGAATTGGAAGGTTCCCCTAATGCGGTCGTCCTCGCAGCATGCTCTCTGGAAGGCGTCGTACTTCTTGACACTTGTTTTTCCTAACTCCTGGCGTATCTCTAGGGCTCTTCTTGTTTCGGGCCTTAGCATTCCTTTTAGAAGATCTTTCACGGCTTCTTTGTTCAAACTTTCGACGTCATGCCCTTCCTGGTCAAGGATCCACTTTTTTAGCTGTGCTACGCTTTGCGGATTTTCTAGGCCTGTGATATATCGGGCTTCATCCATGAGTGCCATTCCATGATCTAGACTGTAGGACTGAACGTTTTTTATGATCTGCGTATCGACATGTATTCCTCTGTCGTTTATCCTCTGGTCCCTGTGCCAGTTTTCCCATTCCTGATCAGATACAGGTATCAAGCTATTTAGCTTGTTATAAATGGCTTGTTCTGATTCCACGTCGCGCTTGTTGTATTCTATGAAAAGATTCCATTTCTCCGGATCATGCTCCGGTAGGTTTTTCCATCTTCCGCCATTGGCTTTTGTTGGTTTGCAAGGCTTACAGAAATACTGGATCAGTCTTTTACCTGTAGCCAGTTTCACCTTGTCTTCTTCAATCCCTAGTGCGGGTCCTAGTTGGCCTAAGCTTGAAGGATAGCCGTTCTCTGCGGCCATGACCAAGGTGTCTTGCCATTGTTCTGGTGGCAGGAATCCATCCTCTGTTAGCTTCTTTTTCACTGCATCTCCTAGAATATCTCGCTTCGCGTAATCCTTGACGTATCTGGTTAGGCATACTCGTTCGAAGTTTGCGTTATGCGCCACCTTCGTTATGTTTTCGTCTGCTAGTGCTGATACTAAAGAAAAAGGCAGATCTTCTTCCATTAAATCTAAAACTTCTACTGGATCATCGCCCCAGGCGTATCCGAATAGAAGTATTTTGAAATCTAAACTCTCTGCGTATTTATAAACCCCGCAGGCTGCAAGGTCGACGCTGGAGTATGTCTCCAGGTCGATATGCAGTATGGGCTTTTTACAATAAGGCACTTAGGTCGTCGCTTCCGGTTTCCTCGTCAAACTCAGAAGCGTCTGCCCAGTCTGTAGTTACACTTGAGTGTCCTCCTAATGGTTCTCCGTCTTTTACTTTTAAAACGCTGTTAAGTCCTGCAGCGATTCCCGTTCCTACTGTGTTAAATGGGTACAGATTGAAATTGATAGCTCCATAGCATCCAGAGTATACGTTTTCTTCAATCTCATCTTTAGATGAGTAAGCGTATGTCACTCCGTTCTTTCGGTAACCTACAGATACCGGTCTATTGCTTTTAGCAGATAGCATGTATTTGTTTTTGAATTCTGGCGCGCTGAACTTTTCATCCATGTCGCAGTCAATGACTAAGCCTCTTGAACTTCCTGGTTCTCTTTTTAGCGGTGTTACTTTGCCCTTGAAGGATTGACCGAACTTCTCGATTCCTTCTTGTACAGCCAATTCATAGGCTTTCTGGATACGTGCTAACGTCTCCTTGTCTTCCTTGTCGATTAGAATATTAAGACTGTACTTCTTGTCCTGGCCTTCTACCACTGCGCGTGGCTCTGCTAAATGGCAATAGCAGAATCTTACTAATTTTGTTTTTACTTGTGACATCTTTTAGTTCCTCCTATTTGTATTCTTTGTCGCATTACATTTTTAAGCTGTCGCTTTAGATCGTTTCTGTGTGGTCCTGGTTTACTGTTTCGAATCTCGGCTCGGATGCGGACCATCTTTTCTTCGAGCTGGTTGATATCCTCTTTTGAACTCATCTTTTGATCTCCTGGGCTTAAACCCCCACATGTGTTCTGAAGGCGACTGGATTCCTATCAGTCTTTTTATCTTTCTAATCAATACCATCTTTGAAGTCATTTGCTACACTTCCAAGCTCTGGGCGCTTGTCGCTTACTGGCACCAGTGTTGGTTTTCCTTGTGGTTTCTCGATATATTCACCAACAATTTCTGCAAAGTCTTTCTTTCCGACTAATTTTTCTAGAGCCATGATAGTCTGAAGCTTTGGCTTTGTCATGATCTGGTCGAAGTCGAATCCTGCTTTTTGAAGTGCTTCAGAGGCCTTAGGCTCGTCTGTAATCTTTCTTCGGCTTGTTCCTTCTACAACTTTATATCCTTCGTAGTGTGTTCCTTTTAGCGCCTGATCCAGTGCGAATTCTTGTACCTCTTTGGCCCAGTCAATAAGTCCAGGCAGTTCTGGTAAAAGCTCTGCGATTTGCTGATCTGTTAAAATCATTCCGCACATGCGCTGATATCTCGCATTGATTGCTTTCATCTTTGCAGCGTGTGCTGCGCATTGTGCTTTTGCCTTGCAGAACTTGCACCACTCTCCTGCTTGTTGTTCTCCGTCTCCGTTCCAAGCTTCTATAGCTGCAGGCTTGACCGTGTTCTCCATCCAGTCTGCCAGTTCTTCGGTAGTAAGCTCCCAGGTGCTGATGTGATCACGTCTAGGCTGTACAATATGAAGCTGAACTTTTTCAAAATCATATAAGCAATCGTAAAGCGCCATAACTCCTGCAGCGTAAATGGTAAGCTGCGGATTGTGTGGAGCGTTTACCTTGACACCCTCTCCGTATTTAAAATCGATAACGTGGAGCGTGTGATTACTTACGATCACGGCGTCTGATGTCCCGAATCCTTCCGGAATCCATGGAGTCAAATCAACTTGTACCTCGATAAAAAGATCCGCGATATCGCTTTTCTTTTTCTCTTTGTTGTATACCTCTAGAACATAGTCTTTATAGAAGTTTGTAGCCTCGTCCATTTCTCCGTTAGCAGCCTTAACTTTTCTTCTCGGATGCCCTTCAATCCAGTTACGAAGTTTCTGTTCGGCTACACTGTGAGCCTCTGTTCCCTCTGCTGCGTAAACACTTGGCTTTTCTTCGAATAATTCCTCCAGTCTTGCGGAAGGGTGGCAGTGAATCCATTTGTTGGATCCACTGGCTGATAAAATCGCGTGTTGACTAGGCATGTAATGCCTCCCACGCCTCTTGATATTTCTCTTTAGGAATATCGCAGATCTTGCTTGCACCCATTTGATTTAGAAACACCTTAAGTACGGACACGCCTTTTTCTTTGGCAAATGCGACGCCGGCTTTCTGTAGTTCTTCTAGCGTGATTTCTTTCGCAGGTTCAGGTGTAGGCTTTACTGGCTCCGGTGCATGCTCATCCATTGGCACCCAGTCTTTAGCTCTTGGAATTGTAGGTTCCTCCTGCTTTGGTGCCTCTTGTTTTGGTGCTTCTTCTTCCCATGGGAATGTTTCAGGCTCAGGTAATTTTTCCTCTAGCCCTGCGCGCTTTAGGTCTAGCTCCTTGGCTAGCTCCAACACTTTTTTAGCGTCGTCGATTTCGCTTGTTGCGAATTGCAATGTTAATTGGTAATACATTTTCTAGTCCTCCGTTTCTTCCATTTCTGCGCCTTCTAGGCTTTCGCTTAGGTTCACAACCTGCTGTACAAAATCTCTAAGCATAGCATTTGCAGCGTGTTTCGAAATTGATCTATATTCCTCTGGATTGACATCCAACGTCTCAAGAAAGGCTTTCATTTCTGATTTGTGTCCCTGAATATTTGCTTCCATTTGCATGTGGTCTTCACTGTCTGGTGTCAGTACAATTTCTACTGAGAAAAGCGTCAACGCTTCCTTTGCTGGTTTTTCTTTTTCAATTTTGATCATGTTTAGTCCTCCTCTGTTATTTCGCTATTTGCTAGGATATCTTCAAGTGTTGCATCCCTATCAACGCCCTTGAAATACCCCTTTTTTCTCATCTCGGTTAAAGAATTTATATTTTTGAACTGATATTCGGGCGAATAGCCTTGTGAACAGCTTTGTAATAAATCGATTTCAAAGTTAGTTAGTTTAATTGCGGGTGCTTTATAGGGCTGCTCTAGCCATTTTATTGCCTTTTCATGACATCTTTTCGACCGATCTTTGTTAAATTCGCAGTCAATGCAATTAATACGATCACATCGTTTAGGTCTTCCCTTGACTACCGCTAAATTCCACAGGCAATTTTCTAGAATTTCATGTTTGAAATGATCTAGATTAGTTTCCAGCCTTTGATAGCTGTCTGATTTTCCAGGCTGATTTTCTTCTTTATACCGTTTCAGTTCCTCTAGCCATTCTGCAAGTTGCTTAAAGTTTTCTCTACAACGATCATTCACGCACTGATTTTCAGATGCTTTTTTTGCTTTGGCAATTGTTTCATCTAAATTCATTCTTTCTTTTTCCTCCTTGTATTTTTGAACACGTGCTGTATAATATAAGCGTGTTCTATTGCTAGAGCCTTATTCGTTTTCGAACGAGGTCTTCTAGCCTTTTTTTATAGAACGCTCGTATGATTCTACGATATTCTTTTGTGT